AGTAACACCAGCACTTTTGAACGATGATGACTTAAAAGCATGTGTGAATGATATAGCTAGAACTCTAAGAACTAATTACTCACGAATTGACGAATCAGTTTATAAGCGCGTGTTGAGTTATGAAGAAGCAGTGCAAGGAGCAAATGATGAATATATGACAGCAGTTAATCGATTAACTTCTCCAGGAATACCATATTCTTTAATGAGAGAAGGTAAAGTTGGAAAAACAAAATGGCTTGGTAGCAATGAAAATTTTGATTTCGTGTCGCCAGACGCACTTGAAATGAGGAATGATGTGGCAAAGTTAATTGACGATTGTAGAAATGGTATAATTCGTGGTGTGTATTGTTCGGATACTCTTAAGGATGAAAAACGAGATTTGGCAAAGGTTGCTGTTGGAAAAACACGTGTATTTTCTGCCTGTCCTGTACATTTTGTTTTGGCTTTTAGACGATATTTTCTGGGTTTTTCAGCTTGGTGTATGCATAATCGAATCGACAATGAGGTGGCAGTTGGTACTAATCAATACTCATTGGATTGGCACAAAATAGCTATACGTTTGCAAAAGAAAGGTGAAGCAGTGATTGCGGGAGATTTTTCGAATTTTGATGGATCCTTGAATGCGCAAGTATTGTGGGCTATTTTAGACATCGTAAACGAGTGGTATGATGATGGAGAAGAAAATGTTAAAATAAGAACAGGTCTGTGGGCTCATGTTGTACATTCTACTCATATTTTTGAGGATAATGTTTATATGTGGACTCATAGTCAGCCTTCTGGAAATCCGTTTACCGTAATTATCAATTCAATTTACAATTCAATAATAATGAGAATGGCATGGCAAATTGTTATGAAAGAACAAGGGATGGCAGGAATGGATCAATTTCAAAAATATGTCTCAATGATTAGTTATGGGGATGATAACTGTTTGAATATTTCACATTCCATTATTGAACAATTCAATCAACAAACAATTGCGGATGCGTTATCTACAATCGCCCATACTTACACAGATGAAGGAAAAACTGGTGAAATTGTTAAAGCAAGGAAATTGAATGATGTAAATTTTTTGAAGCGAGGTTTCATGTTCTCGTCGGAATTGCAAAGATATGTTGCCCCATTGGAAGAAAGAGTGATTTATGAAATGTTAAATTGGACTAGAAATACTGTTGACCCTGACGAAATTCTTAAAACAAATGTGGAAACTGCAGCTCGTGAAATGGCGTTACACGGCAAGGTTAAATTCGACAATTTCTGTAAAGAAATACGCCAAATTGAAAAGAAATTCCATATTCTTCCTCAGATTATGACATATGCAGAATATCTAACAGATATGAGGATGAATGCAGAGAACTTCTTTTTATAAGTTAAGATGTGATCTTTATTAACTAAATAAATTTTTCAG